CTTTTAACTCGGTTTAAAGATGTTTTGCATTGGTTGGGAACATCATTAGATTGTCAGGGTGATTGTTCTGGCGATCGCCGTCGATGTGATGAACAACTTCCTTGCGGGTTAGATAACGACCAAGCTTCTCCTCCATCACCAGACGATGCTCAGCAACGTACTTGCCACCCTTTACAGCGTGAGGATGTTCTGGCTTATAAATATGCCAATAGCCCTTCATCAAAACGCGGCCACCTTTCCATTCTGGATGGCCTGTTCCGCTGCGCGGTCCGGTTCGCTGGGTCTTTAGCCCGTGTTTTTTGCAAAGCTTATAGACTGTACTTTCGTGACAGCCAAGAATTTCAGCCGCTTCCCTCTGAGAGATTTTATCAACCTCGATTAGATTGCGCAGTTTCTCGATATCAATGTTTTTCGAAAGTCCCATTTGCGGCTCCTATCGGTGAGTGTGGAAACCATGTAGTAGCATACCAATCTATTGGCAGTCAAGATATTTATGACTTCGAGGTTCCTTGCTACAAGAACTATGTAGCGTCTGGAGTGATCCATCATAACACGACAGCATCTGTACTCGAGGCCACCCAGATTGCGACTGGCACTCATCCATATAAGAAGATTCCGGTTCCCAACCGTGGCAAGCTGTACGGCGAGAGTTTCCCTGTGGTGATGGAAACCTTCTACCCCAAGTTTTTAGAGTGGATCCCGAAGAGTGCTTTGGCTACCAAAAAGCCGTTTACGTATAACCAGATGGGTTATCTGACGGGCGTGAATTTCCTGAACGGATCGCAGATTAAGATCGGCTCGTATGACCAAGAGGTTGGCAAGGCTGAGGGTTCGAACTGGCATTACGTTGGGTTTGATGAACCGCCCTCCCGCGAGTTGTATGTAGCCAATATGCGTGGTTTGGTGGATTTCGGTGGGGATATGTGGTTTTCCATGACTCCGCTTAAAGAGGCTTGGATATTTGACGAGTTATGGCAGCCGGGGGAGCTTGGAGAGAAGGATTATATCGAGTGTTTCGGCGGGTCATCCGATCAGAACCCTCACATAGACAAGGATTCCTTGAATCTTTTCGTAGCTGAGTTGACAAAGACGGAGCGAGAGACTCGATTTGAGGGTAAGTTTGCTAGGTTACTAGGTCTTGTAATCGATACTTATCGACCGGACGCGAGTGATATAGAGCCGTTCGAGCTCGATAGCGAGTTTGTTATTTACGAGGGGATTGATCCTCATACCAGCAAGGATCATTGTGTGTTGTGGAAGGCTATCGATAAGGCTGGCTATAGGTACACCGTATCCGAGTTGAAGTTTGATCGTGGCATCTACGAGTTGGGTGTGGCAATTGCGGAGCGGCGCAGGGAATTGACGGCGCATGGTGCGAAGCTAGTTGCTTCCACCATCGATAACAGTGTGAACACCGAAGACATGAATAAAGTAAATCAGTATCAGCAACTGAAACAAGGGCTGATAGATTCTGGCGAGGAAGTCTTGCCTAGATTGGCGCATAAAAAAGATTGGTTGCTCCCCGGCATTGAGAAGTTGAAGGATCTCTTTAGGGTTTTGGATTACGGATCGTTTAAGAGTCCTACTGAGTTTTTGTTTAAGAATAGAGTTCCACATTACAGATATGACTTATTGCATTATCAATGGCCCGATGATATAAGCGGCGGCAACGAAAAGCCAAAGAAGAAGAACGATGATTTCATAGATCCATCTAGATATATAGAACGCCTAGCTCCGGCTTTTACTACACCGGGGAAGGGTAATTTTTTAAAGACTTATAATGGTGCATACACAAGGAGGACATAGTGGGGAAAATTATTCACGCTCCTGTTGATCCAGTGCTTCGTATTCCAGATGTTGAAGTCGACGATAAATATTTGGTCCAGAGAGCTCTTGATAAGTTTGGATCCTTTGAAAGGGATCGATCAATATGGAACAGACGTAGAGAGAAATATTATTTAGCGGTAGAAGATTTTGAATCAAGTAGTCGTAAAGGACTTTGGGACGGATCGAGCAACCTGCATTTTCCCTTAACAGAAATTCAATGCAACGCTTTGCACGCTTTAATCATGCAAGCCGTTTTCTTTCACTTTCCTTGGTTCTATGTGGATCCGCAGGAAGAAGACCTTGATGTAGAGCGTATTGAGAAGATCGAGCGTTTCATGAAGTACGTGCTCGAGAGGTACGCTAACCACAATAAGGGCATTTACTTAGCGGTAGATGATTGGGCATCTGACCTTGTAAGGGAAGGCGTTGCTATATTTTCTCGTGGTTGGGAAGTCGTTCAGCATAGATTCATGGACGTGGTTCGCAACGAGCAGTTCGACGAGCAGCAATTTGATTTCCAAAGAATGTTTGAAGACACTCCAGAGGATGAGTTCGACGAACTCGCCAAGAAGTTCATCAAAGAACCTTACAGAGAGCAAAGCATCATTCGCACGGTATTCAATGGCCCTACGGTAGTTGCCGAAGACCCTGCGTTCGTTCTCTTCAAAGGTGACGTTGTAGATTGCACGGATTTAAACGAACACGAGACTGTCATTAAAGTTATGTATTTAAGCCGAGAGGATTTGCTGAAGCATAAAGCTAGTGAGTATATGGATTCAGATGCTGTTGACCTTGTAATCGAAAAGGGTGCTCAATCCAAATCCACATCATCAGCTCAGGCATCGCTCAATACAACTCGAGCTGCGCAGGATTATCAGACTGGAGTTAACACAACCTCCACAAACGATCCAGACGAGTACGAGTTTCTAGTTGTTTACGATAGTGCTCAGTTGAACGGAAAGGATAAAGATTCAGTTCCAGATAGAATCCAATACATTGTCAATCCTTCCACGAGAACTTTAATGCGTTGGACTTACCTTGACCGCATCTCATCAAACGGCAAGCTGCCTTTGCATATGTGTCATCTGTTCCGTAGGCCTAGGCGTTCTATCGGTCGTGGCATGGTTCAAACAATGTTCAACTTAAACGACACGCTTGATGTATTGGTGAATCAATCGATTGATGCTGGGACGTTGGCGAACAATCCGATGTTTGGTTACAAAGGAGACTCCACATGGGATCCACAGGAAGTGCGAGTAGAGCCGGGATTGGGCATCAAGATGGAAGATCCTCGGTCGGATATCAACTTCTTCAGTTGGAATGTGAACCCGTCTTGGTCACAGGCGATCCAAGGTGGCATTATGTCTATGGCCGAACGAATGACTGCTATCGGACCTACGACGGTTGGTCAAGTCGGTCAAAATGTAGGGCCTCTCAGGTCGACTTCGGGGGTTCATGCACTTGGACAAAATGCTAATATGCTGCACGATGTTTGGTTTCAGCGCGTGAAGTGTTGCATGACCGAACTCTTCGAGGGACTTTATAGTGATTGTACTTTAATGATGCCTCCGAAGCTGAAGATTTCAGTGACGGGAGCATATGGTGTGCCGATGTTGGACGATGACGGCAAACCTATTAAGATGGATATCGACCGCAAAGACTTGGCACGCAGGGTTCACTTCGGCATTTATTCCAACGGATCCAACCTCAATAAAGATATTGAGAAGCAGAACGCGATGGAGATGGCTCAGTTTAGTTTTCAGCCTTTGACGATTCAGACTGGCGTTATCAAACCTCAGAACGTTTACGAGATCATGGCTGAAGTCCATCGTACGCTTGGTACAGCTAGGGTTGAGAGGTTCATCTCTAAGCCTGACGGCTACGGCGCAGTACCTGTTGAGTTTGAATTGAAGATGATAATGCAGGGGATTACTCCTCCGATTGGATTAAACGATCCAGAGCGCAAACAGAAGGTTGAGATGTATCAAGTGATGGTAGACAACCCCCAGATCAACGAGCTCGAAGCTCAGTACGGGGAAGTAGCTGCCAACGCCATTAAGATATTGGGTGCAGTGTTGAAGAAGCACATCAAGTATTTTGAAGTAGAGCAGAAGCCTTCCAATCTAGAGAACCCAACTGGTAGTCAGCAATCTCCAACGATGGGTCAGGGTGGAGAAGGCCCATCACAGGCTCCGCCAGCGGAAGCTCAGGTTCCTAGAGCACCGAACCAAACTATAATCAACCCAAAACAGGGAGGTGAAGGTGAGTGACGATACTTATGCCGCGAGAATGAATGCTCTTGTTGATGACGAGAGGAAGAAAAACGCGTTTGAAAAGAAGGATAAGCCTAAGTTTAAGATGACCGATATGGAGCGTAGGTTCGCTTCTGCCATGATTAGTTTGAGAGAGAACCCGGACTTCAAGATTTATATGGAGTTTGAATCAAAGTTGATTGGAGAGCGCATGGGCGAGGGATTCCGATTGCCCGGCAAGGACTTGATTGAGACGGACAGCTACGGTGAGAAGATGGCGTTCAACCACGGACGATACTATCAGATGAAGTACGCTGCGAATACTCGTGTCCTACTTCAAAGACTTTATGCAGCAGAAAAACAAAACGAACAGGAGGTTGTAGATGGCAAAGATTAAAAAGGCTTCTGAAACGAAGGTTGTGAAAACTAAATCAAAGGGTAAAGCAAAGCAGACTGATGCTAAGTCTACACGCAAGCCCGGGATGTATAAATAATTGGAGGCTTTATGCCCGAACCTAAAGAGAATGAAGACAACAACGAAAAAAATGAGTTCGACCCTACGAAGTTTAAAGAAGACATGGCAGCCGAACAACGCCAAGTTAATGAAGCAATGATGGCCGACATGGTAGCCAAGATGACAGGTGTTATCGATGAGAAGATGGCGTCCAAACCTGTTCCAGTTACAGAGAAGAAGGTTACAGAGCTGAGCAACGAACTTGAACTTCTTGGCATTGATGAGGGTCAGGCCGCTGCGATCATCTCGCTGGTGAAGAAGAGTGGCGGAACAGTTGACGAGGCTGACATTGAAAAGAATGTGATGGAACGAGTTACAAAAAGCGTCAAAGAGAAAGACCAGAAAAAAGATATCGAAGGCATTACGGCGTCAAAATATCCTGACGTTTTGAACCCGAACTCGACATTGTGGCGTGAGTCGCAAAGAATTTATAATTCATTTGATGACCATGCAAAGAAATCTTACATGGCTACATCGCTCGCGGTTGAGAGTGCTGCCAACAAGTTAGGTATCGCTCCTATTGACTTGAATAACATCCGCGCAAACCAAGCACAGAACAACACCAACGGTCCGGGTAATGGTGCTCCGAAAGAGAAAAAGATTACCCAGAAGTCGTTGGATTTCGCTGCGTCGTTCGGCTTGGATCCTAAGATTTATTCAAAGCATTTGAAGGACAAAACGTAAGATGTTGAAAAATAAGGATTTTTTCCTTGCTTTTTAAAGTCAATGTATATACCTTGAGGAGGATTTTATGGCAGTAGCTAAAACAAGAGCCCGACCAAAGAAAGCAGGGTCGGTGCCAAAGATAGGTCTTGAAAAGACGATTAAGGGGCAGACGAAGAAGGACCTTACGAAGAAATATTTCGCAAGACGCAACCTTCTTCAAATCCCGCAGGAGATTATAGATTCAAATCCTGACAAACATTTTTGTTTTTTGAGTCTACCGAGACTCCAGAAAAACGGGATGTGGCATCCAGAAGGATATGAGTTACTGAAAATTGACGGGCTACCAGATGATATCCAAGATAAGTATTCATCCTCACCAGATAATTTTATGCATCGCGGAGAGATGGTTCTTGGTTACATCAGCAATGAAGAGCACGAGCAGCGTTTGCTAGAAGAATCTGTCGTGATGGGTCGTAGGGATTTGAGTGACATCATTACACAGGATAACAATCTAGCAGGGTTTAACCCAGAAGCTGAAGTCACAGAGCGCAAGATGGACGTTCACGAATTTATAGGTAAGGAGAATAACAATGGCTAATACAGATTTCCCGATGGGCTTTGAACCTATCTACAACCAGTCAGGTGGAGAACTACAGAGTGTAGAACATCCTATCGCAGCAGCTAATGCAGCTATCTATGTGAATGATATTGTAGAACTTCACACAGATGGTTATGCTCGCGCACTAGGCTCAGCAACTCCTTCCAGAGTTCTTGGCTTCGCTACCGAGTATAAGGCAGCTAGCTCCGGCGGTTCGATTAATTACATTCCTGTATCTCCTGACCTTATCTTGCGTGCGCAGGTAAATAGTGATGACGTTGATGCTCAGGATGACCTCGAGCTCTCATACGCCCTTGACTATACGACAGGCGATACCACGAGCAAGATGTCGAAAATGGAAATCGCTGGTGCGACTTCTCATGCTACAGATTATGCTGTGTTTATTCTACGGGTGGCCCCTTCGCGCAATGGTGTGGCGAATGCTCTCGGCGAACACGTTACGGTTGAATGTAAATTCAATCCAGACGTAACATTCTAAATACTTTTTTTAAGGAGGAATGATGGCTACCAACGTAAGAGCGAATTTTGGTGATTTTTTTGGAGAGGATAAACTTCCAGAATTGGAAGCAGTTATTCTTGCAATCGAAGAGTCTTACCCTTCGATGATTCCTATTCTCTTCAATGAAGAGGCTATGAGTACGGACATTTATCAGACCACGACAATTTCTGGTTTGCAGAATCCCGTCAAGAAGGAAGAGAATACACCTATCCAGTTCCAGACACTCAAGTCCGGGTTCAGTAAAACCTATGCGGCTGACACGTTTGCCACTGGCTATCGTGTCTCCAAGGAATCGGTAGACGATGGTAAGTTCAATCTTATCGAACGCGCTACCCGATCCTTCGGTAAAGGCCACTTTGAAATCAAAGAGTATGATGCTGCATCCGTACTCGATGATGGTTTTACCACGAGCGGCTACGATGGTGTTCCTTTGTTCTCTGCTTCCCATCCTCTTGAGAATGGTGACGGAGTCCTTGGTAACAACCTCGGAACACCGGCTGAACTTTCCCTTACATCTTCTCGCGTTCTTCGTAATAAGATGCAGTCGATGGTTAATGAGAATGGTCAGATCGTTAAGTACAAACCTTCATACCTTGCTCTTCCACAGGATTTGCAGGATGTCGGTGCTGAGATTGTGAAATCGATGTACGATCCAACCAACGCAAACAACGCTATCAATACGATGTATGATTCGTTGAAGCTTCTCCCGGGTGGATTTTGGAATTATCTCTCAAGCTCGACAGCATGGTTTATGCTTGCCGAGAAGATGGAGCATCACTTGATGTTCCTCACGCGTCAAGCGCTTGAGACGGATTCCGACTATGACAAGAAAGCATTGGCATGGGAGCTCACAGCTAACTGTCGTTACGACAAGGGCTACAGCAACTGGCGCGGAGTCGCAGGAAATGCTGGAGCGTAAATAAGAACTTTTCGCGGGTAAGGGGGGGTGAAATTCCCCTCGGCACCTTCTTGGTGTCCCTATATGGAGGTAGGTTATGAGTATAACAAAATTCCCAAATGGTGTTTCTAGTTTTGGTATCCCAGTAATGGGCAGTGGAAGTATTCCTGCCATGTTTGGTAAAGTATTTTTTGTTGACTATCGTAATGGCCTTGATGGTAACGGTGGAAAAACAAAAGACGATGCTCTCAAAACATTAAGCGCAGCTTATGCTAAATGTACGTCGAACAACAATGACGTTATCCTTATCGATGGAGATTCAGAAGTTCAAGAAGATGGTAAACTTACATGGGCCAAGAATAGAATCCATGTCGTAGGCTTAGGTTCTGGAATGTTTCATGCTCAGAGATCAAGAATTGCAACGACCGCTACTGGAACAGCAGCAGCAGTTGATTGTACAATCGAAGTCTCTGGTACAGGTAACTCGTTTGAGAATTTGAAAATTGTGAATACAGGAACCGACGCAGCTTCTCTCGCATGTCTCATTGATGCAGGTGAAGCAAACACATATATTAATTGTTCGTTCATGAAGTTGTCTGACCTTGCCGAAGCCGCAGTTTCAGACGCAGTGCTGCGCGGTGATAGCTCAACATTTATTGCTTGCGAATTTGGTGCTGACACAGTTCTTCAGGCGGCTGCAAGGGCAACTGTAAGATTTTTGAACAGTGGCACAACGAAGTGTAAGCATCTTCTGATGCGCGACTGTCAGTTCACTTGCTCAAGCTCTAACTCTGACAAGGCGTTCATGCTTGTTGGACATACAAGTGCTCTTCAGTTCAGCAACTTGATTGTCAATCCAATCTTCACTTGTGCACTCGTTGGGAGCATTAGCGCGGCCACTCTTGATAACGCGATCGATAGTGTTTCTGGATTGCTAGAGGGTAATCTCTTGGTAATAAATCCTGCGACCAATACCACAGCAGTATGTGCTACGGTGACGGATCAGATCCAAGTTGTCGGCCCGTTGACACATGTAGATGCAGGTGCTCCACAGACTCCTGCCTAAGCCTTAAAATGTAGTCTAAGATTCACAGACGTAGAAGTTGGAGTAAACAAT